TGAAATGTAGTAGCTATGTCGCACCATTGATGGATGAGAGTAAGCTGATAGATGGTCGCAGCATCGACTTTGTTGGATATGTATTTTCCCGTAAAAACATGAGAATGCGTAAGCGTACCAAACTCAACATGGTGAAAAGCTTTCATGGAGTAAAGAGCCGCAAAAGAAGGAAAGAGTTGTATGCTTCCTATTGGGGAATAGCTAAATGGGGAAAATGTACGAATTTATGGAATACGATATTAAAGGAGAATGACATGAGTTTTAAAGAACATGGAATTACTACAAGTCAAGTAAATGTAGATAAAGATGGTAAGCGTGTCTTTGACGTACAGGAAAAGAAACTTGCAGAGTTGGCACAGACACATGTACCGATAATCATTCACGATTTCGAGGATAATGTGACGATAGCCAATAAGAGTGGTCGCTGTTGGGTGATGTTTTCTTTCAAGGATGATGCTAATAGTGAGAAATATAAGTTCTGTACTACAAGCAAGCGCATCATTGAAAAACTTAATTTGGGAAGGCAACAAAACATCTACCCATTGGAAACTTTCGCATCTATAGTCTTCCTTCGTGGTGGTAACTTTACTTACGACTTGGATTAAACAGGATTGTTAAACATTAAAAATAAAGACAGATATGAAAACATATTTTGATTTGGTTGGAGAAGCTCCAAAGGAGAACGTTTCAGTTATGGTTAGTAGTGATTGGATGCGTGTAACTTACGACTACGTGAAGTCATCTCCTAAGGAAGACGAAGAAGGCAATGTAGTTGTTGGTGATAATGCGTATAGTGCTGAATACATCGAGATTCGTGGCGGCATCCGCAGCTATGATGCAATAGCGTCAGCCATCATCGAAGATAAGTACCCATCTGATAAGATGGATGCTATTCGTCTTAACTTCGAGTTGGCTCAGAATAGTGCCGTGGCATCAATTTCCTTGGATGATAGCAAGCGTGAGGAGTATATTGTAGAGTATAAGGCGATGCAAGAGTGGCGCATCCACGCAAAGGAAATTGCTAGAAAGGCAGTTGAGATAATTGACGCTATCATATAAAAAAGAAAGGAGGTATACTATGGCTGGACATAGTGCGCAAGGTGTTGTAAAGGTAGGCAGAAAGCCAAAAACAGCAAGTGAGACGGAGATTGTCCGTCTCATTACTGCAACGAATGAGAGTACGCCTATCGGGAACTTCTCTCAGTTGGTTGCGGATTTGGCTGCGGCAGGTATTGTTATTAGCGGGAATCAAGTTGCTATCAAGGCGAAGCAGACGAGCGTTATTGGTAGTGATGGAACTTCCATTGCCATGTTCAGCAATGGTAAGCTCAATGCTAACCTGATTGATGCAGATAAAATCGATGTTAAGCATCTTTGGGCGAAGTCTGAGGATGGAAATACCAAGGTAGGTTATTTCGGTAACTACGAGATTGACGCGTGCAAGGTGAATAATGCCAATGCTCCGTTGTTTGTTGGTGCTGATACGGCAGCTAAATCTCCATTCTATGTTACCAATGAAGGGCACATGGTATCTACAAGTGCCACGCTTGGCTGTTTCTTGTTGGATAAAACGAGTCTCAGATATATGTCTGGATACGATGATGAGGAGCCTGGTTTCGCCTTATACAATAACTTTATGTTGTTTCGTGGATATAGCAGGACTTTAAATCCAGGTACGCATACATGGAAATCGGAAAGAAAAAGGACGGTTTGGCTTGGTGAGTGTCGGACTTCTTACCAGTTACCAGAATTATTGAGTAATCTTTTAATAGAGGATAGCTTTTCCGTAGATGGTGATACTCTGAAGTCTGGTATACGCATTTCTGTAACAGGGTGCGATGATTCTCAGCAGTATAATAATCCTGTATATAATATTAATAATGCAGTGTATGGTAACTTTGCAATATATGCAGAACATGGCATGTATGGAGGATTTAGACCCATGACCAGGAAAATAGACAGAAGTATGGAGTTGACGGATATGGATTGTTTCGTTATAGTAACCAAAGTCGTAACTATTACACTTCCAGCGAAACCTCAGAGAGGTCAATATTATAAGTTTCTACAACTTTGTGACAACTTTGTTATTAAATCATCACTTAATAATATGTGTTGGTACAACGTTTGTAAAAATAGCTTTACTTCGGGTCTATACAACCAGACAACAGAATTAATATATGATGGTAGTAATTGGAACGTAAATTGGTTTATAGGGAAATAGCAATATAATTATTAAAAAGTAAGAAATATGAAAAAGAATTTCAATGTACCTTTCAAGAATTGGAAGGGTGAGGTGATAGTATCACCAGTAAAGAACGAGAACGGAGAGGAAACCTACAAGCCACAGATTATGGGCGATATTGTAGGTAAGGTGCTCTTCGAGGTGATAGACAATCAGAGTATTCAGCTATCGGGCGAAGAAAAGCTACGTGCTTATCGGGTAGCCTGCAAGATAGGCAAGGATGCTGAGAACGTAGACATCGAAGCCGAGGATATTATTCTTATCAAGAAGATACTCTGCCCTGTCATGGCTGTAGGTGGTTATGGTCAGATTGTTGATTTACTAGAAGGATAGGAAAAGAATAAGGCGGTTCACTACATGGTGACCGCCTTATTCTTTTCTCGTCCGTCAGGGAAGTGTGTTGCATCGAATTTTTCTATAGGCTCTGTTATCATGTCAGCGAAAGTGCAATGTTTCTGTTACCATTTTTTTAAATTTTGGTAACAAAAAATCGGTAACAAAACTTTCAGATTATTACTTTTTTATGAAGTTTAACACAAAAATATTCTCATTTTCGCTGATTTTGCGCAAAAAGTGTATCTTTGCACAATAATTTAATTTAATTTAAATCAACCTAAAAAAAAGAGATTATGACTAAAGAAGACGAAGCCGAAGTCCAACGGCTATTAAAGAATGTGGACGTTACCGAGCTGATGGATATGCTTAAGAAGCATGGTAATCGGTATAGCAGGAGAATATTAAAGTTCTTCCGCTGGTTCTGCAAGTATGTGCCTATCATTATTATGTTCTTCCACGCATACGGCATTTGGGAGTTCTCTCAGCATCCCCGTGAGATGTTTATCCCCTATAATGAAAATATGCCTTGCTATATCTTTATTTATTTCATGGTTTACGTCCTGCCGATGGTGACGATACTTGCAAGTAGATTTTTCTTCTTGTGCCAGTGGTATCGCATTCCATTTATATACTTCTTAGGCATCAATGCGGCTCATATTGTAGAGTGGAGTTGGTACACAACTAAAGATATGGTGGATTCATGCTTTACGGTCATGGTCGTGACAACTATATTCTATTTGTATAGCTTTGCTAGAATGTTTGTTAATGATACGAAACTAGGACGTAAAATTTGTGCATAAGATATGGGAAAGATATTAAGTTATAAGTTGCTAGGTACAGCTTTGAAGTCGTTGGCTGACGCTTGCTTTAAAGCTGACGAGCAACAGCGAAATGGTGAGGTCATCACCGCTTGCGGAATGAGTGACGATGACCTAGATAGATTGTGTGACATTATCCCCGATATGCTCAATCCTATGATGAGCACCGAGGAGGTTAAGGAGAAACTGCACGTTTCTGATGCTACCCTTAACAGGATGGTGGCTAGGGGTGATATTCCGAACGGCGTTTGCAAAAAGCGAGGACATACCCGATATTTTAAGAAGTGGGACATACTACACTTCATAAAGAGCAAGAGAGGTAAGTGATTGCCTCTCTTTTTTATATGTTAGAATAAAGTTTTGCACTTTTTCGTAAAATCTATTTGATGATTAAATATTTTGTTGTATATTTGCAGCGTTATTGTTTAATCATCAAATAGTTATAGTATGGCAGATAGAATTAAAGA